GGCCCGCAACCCTCGCGCAAAGACGCCAGCCCCAGCGGAGAAAAAGCCCGCTGCCCCTGCCAGCCCGCCCCAGACACCCACCCCTCGCCGCAACAGCTCGCCCAAGCCGGCGAATACGGCAGGCCTGCAAGCGCCAGGGGAGGGGGCTGCAACAGACCCCGCGCCGCCGGCGCCGCTTCCTCCCACTGATCCCACGCCGCCGGCAGATCAGCCGGCCGCCGCTGGCGACGGCGTGGCGACTGGCGAGGCGGCGGGCACGCAAGAGGGCGGGGCAACACCAGTGGATGGGACGGCAGTTCAAGAGCCTGCCAAGGAGTGAGCATGTCGAAGCCGCTGGTAAGCCTGGAGCAGGCAAAGGACCATCTCAGGGTGGTGTCCAGCCTGGAGGATGCCGACATTCAGCTCAAGCTGTCGGCGGCAACGGGAATGGCTGTCAGCTACCTGGACCGAGGTGTTTTCGCAGATCAGGCGGATCTTGATGAGGCCTTGGCCGCTGACACAGCCGGCCCGCTGCCCATGGTGTGCACGGACATGGTTCGCGCGGGCATCCTGCTGATCCTGGGCGATCTGTACACCAACCGTGAGGAGGTGGTCACAGGGACCATCGCTACACGGTTGCCCACGGGTGCCCGCGCATGTTTGCGGCCGCTGCGGCGCATGGGGTGCTGACATGCAGGCCGGCAAGCTTAATGAGCGGATCACTCTACAGCGCTTGGCCATGGGTCAGGACAGCAGCGGCGGCATGGTGCGGCAGTGGGTGGATCTGGCAAAGGATCTGCCCGCCAGCCGGCGCGATTTCTCGGGCTCGGAGCGCCCCGCCACCGGCGCCGCTGGCGGCATCGTGGCAGTGGCGCGTACCGAGTTCACGATTCGCTGGATGCCCGGCATCGACGCCACCATGCGGGTGCTGCATGAGGGCGAGTGTCACAACATCCAGCACGCCAACAACTTCGCAGGCCGGCGCGAATCGCTGATCCTGACCTGTGAAACGGGAGTCAACGATGGCTGACAAACCCGATGTCACAGGCGTGCCCGACCTGACCGCAGCCTTCCGCGAAGTCCGCGAGGACATGGCGCAGAAGGTCTCGCGCCGTATGGTGGTCGCCGGGGGCAAGGTGATCACGGAACGGGCCAAAGCGATTGCCAAGGCAAACGGTTCGGTGATCAGCGGCGCCATGGTCGAGAACATCGCAATCAAGCGCGAGCCCAACGCCCCGGACGGAACGGCGCAATACCACATCGGTGTGCGCCACGGCCGCGAGCAGACCAAGCGGGTACAGGCCAAGGGCCAAAAGCGCCTGGTCGTCAGTCGTGGCCGCATCAAGGTGCGGCGTGACAACGATCCGTTTTACTGGAAGTGGGTCGAGACCGGCCGCCGTGTGGTCCCCGCATCGGTCAAGTCCGGCACCACGACATACACCCAGCGACTGCGCAATGGCCGCGTGGTGGTGCGTACGCGCAAGTACGAGGCCTCAAGTCTGCGTGCGCGACGGCGTGCGGCCTCGCAGGGCGTGGTCGGCCGCAAACCGTTCATCGAGCCCGCGCTGCAGCAGGAGCGTGACAACGCCATCACGGCTATGGATCGGGCGCTGCAGCGCTACCTGGCCAGCGAAAGAAAGAAGGGAGGCGCATGACTGCAGGCCCGAGCATCCATCAGCGTCTGCTGCCTGCTCTCAAAGCGGTGCTGGCCAATACCTGGTGGCTTGAGCTGCCGGCCCGCCCGACTTGGCCAGCGGCTGTTTTCAGCGTCGAGACGGCACCGGAGCCCGGATGGTGCGCCGGCGGCGGCTACGACGCACACGACGCCACGGTGATCGTGCTCAGCCGCAGCGCGGTCGAGCTGGACACGCTGCTGCCAACCAGCGGCGGCGGCAGCGTTCGCGCGGCCGTCGAAGCCATGGAGCACTACCAATGGGAAGTGGGCTGCGAGGACGCGGACTATGAGGACGACCCTCAGGTCTACACCCGCGCCCTGATCGTGCGCTTGCGCACGCCCCGATTCACCACAGCAAAGGACACGCCATGACGGCAAAGAAAGACAAGGACGAGGCAGTGCACACGTCTGCACCGGCCCCGCAGAACGCCAAACCGGCGAAACCAGCGCACCACCAGGCCACCACGCTACCGCCCCCGGATGCGTTCCACGGCAAGCCGGGCCGCTACGTGCGCGACCCCGCTACCGGCCTGCGCGTGCCGCAGGACTGATCGCAGGCCCTATCCCTCAACCTCTGAAAGGAACCCCCATGGCAAAGTCCATGAAACAGATGCTGCTGCTGGCCATGGTCCAGACGGCGGCGGGCACTGCGGCCACGCCTACGGCGGCGGCCAATGCCATCCTGTGCCGGGCGCTGATGCCCGAGCCCATCACGGCCGACCAGGTGGCGCGCGATCTGATCCGCCCCTACAAGGGCAACAGCGGCAAGCTCACGGCCGGCGAGCATCGCAAACTGTCGTGCGAAGTGGAAATCGCCGGGAGCGGCACGCCAGGCGTGGCGCCTGCCTATGGCGATCTTCTGCAGGCCTGCGGCTTCGCGGAAACCGTCACGGCCGGCACTGACGTGCAATACACGCTGGTGAGCGGCGGTGAGCCGCTGCTGACGCTGTATGGCTATCTGGATGGCACGCTGTTCAAGCTCGTGGACGCCAAGGGCACGGTCAGCTTCGAGCTGAACCCCAAGGGCATCCCCGTCATGAAATTCGAGTTCCTGGGCGCCTATTCCAAGCCGGAGGAGGGCGCCATGCCCACGGGCGTTGATTACTCGAAGTTCATGCAGCCCAAGGTCGTGGGCAAGACCAACACGCCCACGCTCACGATCTTCGGGCACAGCGCCTGCACCAGCGCGTTTTCGGTCAACCTGGCCAATCAGCTGAACTGGCGCGAGCTGATCAACTGCGCAGGCGCGGCCAGCCCCGACCGCCAGCCCACGGGCTCCATCACCATGGAGTTTCCGAAGGTCACGACAAAGGACTGGACCGAGATCGTGCGCAACAGCGAGCGCGGTGCGGCCGTGATCGTCCACGGTGTGGACCCCGGCAACATCGTTGAGCTGCAGATGCCCAACATCCAGCCCGGACCGTTCACGCTCAGCGATGACCAGGGCGTGGCAATGATGGCCTTGCCCTTCGACCTGGTGCCCATCGTCGGAGACGACGAGCTGGTGCTGATCGTGCGCTGACCAGTCTCTTTTCCCCTCACCCGAGGCCGCTCTATGCGGCCTTTTTCTTTTTCTGTTTCATCTCATCAGGAGTCAATTCATGTTCAACCTCACCCCCTCGGAAACCTTCAAGGAAACTGTAAAGATTCAGGTCAAGACCGAAAGCGGCTCTTGGCGCGAAGAGTCGTTTACGGCGATTTTCCTGCGCTCCGAAGAAGAGCGCCGCCAGGAACTGCACAACAAGCCTTTTGCGGAAGTCGTGGACGAATTCCTGGTGGGCTGGGAGATGAAGGATCTGCAGCGCCTCCCGGTCGAGTTCACGCCCGACAACAAGGCCGCGTTCATGCGCCTGCCTGCCGCCGTGCGCGAAACGGCCATCACGTACCTGCGCACCAACGCGGGCGCCAAAGAAAAAAACTGATCGAGGCCGCGCGCTGGTGGGCGGGCATCCGTCCGCTGCCGGTCGACCCCTTCGCGCCGCAGGAATCCATGCTGGATGCCATGCGCGCGATGGGGGCGCCGGCCGGGGACATCGAGCGCGTGGCACAGGCCATTGCCGAGCAGCGCGCGGCCGTCGAGCAGCCCCCCGAGGAATTCGGGATCTACCGGGATAACTGGCCCGTTGTCACGGCCTGGCGGGCGCTGGAAACGCAGTGGCATTTCGCTGGCATGGATGGCACCCGCATGGGCCTGAACTATTCCTGCGCTTCGGCCTGGCTGGGCATGTTCGTGCCCCAGCGGCAGCGCCGCAAGGTCATGGTTGGCCTGATGGTCATGGAGCGCGGCGCGCTCGCGGCCCTGAATGAAATCCGAGAACAAAGCAAGGAGGACTAGCAATGTCTGCATTGGGATCGCTGGTCGTCAAGCTCGCGCTGGAGTACGCGCAATTCAGCCAGGGGCTGCAGTCCTCTGAGCAGGACGTGAAGCAGCACGCCAAGCGCGTGCAGGATGCCTATGACAACATGGCCGCCGGCGTGTCGGCCCGCATGGACAGCCTCAAGGGCGCCGTGCTGGGCGCCATCGGCGGCGCGATCAGCGTGGTCGGGATCACCTCGGCCATCGCCAAGATCAAGCAGGAAACCATCGACGCCGAAAAAGAGCAGACCCAGCTCGCGGCCGCGATCAAGTCCACAGGTGGCGCGGCTGGCTGGAGCGTTGAACGGCTCAACGCCATGGCCGACAGCATGGAGAAAACCAGCACTTTCAGTGCCGGCCAGATCAACCAGGCGCAGACCCGCATGCTCAGCTATGCGGGCGTGGTGGGCGAGCAGTTCCCGCGTGCCATGCAGGCTGTGATCGACATGTCCGAGCGCATGGGCTACGAGGTCACGGCCTCGGCCGAGACCATCGGCAAAGCGCTGGACGTGCCCAGTGAAGGGCTGACGGCGCTGTCAAAGCAGGGCTTTCGGTTCACCGATGCGCAAAAGGAGCTGGTCAAGCAGTTCGAGCGCACAGGCCAGACAGCCAAGGCGCAGGACATCATCCTGCAGGCCCTGGAGTCCAGCTATGGCGGCGCGGCCCAGGCCGCCCGGGACACGCTGGGCGGTTCGCTGACGGCTGTTGGCAACACCATCAACAGCCTCATGACGGCGGACAGCGCGAGCCTGCCAGGCCTGCGCGATAGTGTCGAAGGGCTCAATAGCACGCTCAACAGTGATGACGTGCGCAACGGCTTCCAGACCCTGATCAGCGGGCTGATCGACGTGGGCAGCTTTGCCGCCAGCAGCATGGCGGGCATCGTCAAGCTGGGCCAGGCCGTGGCCGAGCACAAGGGCGAGATTGGCGTGGTGCTGGGCATGATTGCCGGCACGGCCACGGCGGCCGGGGCGCTGCAGGTTGCCAATGCCATCGGCGCCGCTGGCGGGGTGTGGGGGGCATTGACCAAGGTGCGCGGCGCGGTGATCGCGCTGAGCCTGGCCCTCGCGGCGAACCCGGCCACCCTGGTGCTGCTGGGCATTGGTGCGGCCACGGGCGCGGCCATTGCATCCAACATCGGCGATCCCGTTGGGGACCGGCTCAGCAAAGAGATTGAGTATCAGACGGAGCGGCTTGCTCAAAAAGAGGCGCTTCTTGCTCGGGCTGGCGGGCCGCGTGGCCAGATGACCGCAAAGCTTGAGGCCAACATCGAGGGCATACGCGCACACCTGAAAGAGTTGAAGGCGGCTGCCGGTGTTGTAGAGCCGGCGGTTGCGGACGTGGCGGCAGCTGTTGAAGGTGTTGCGAAGGCTGCGGAGGTTTCTGGTCAGTCCTTGGGGCAGTCGGAAGACTGGATCAAGAAGTACGGCACGGCCGCGCAGAAAGCAGCGCTAGAGATCGAGGAGTGGAAACGCAAGCTCGGCTCCGCATTCACGCCCGAGATGCAGCGCCAGGTCGAGGAGACCTATGCCAAGCAGGACGCCGGCGCCAAGGCCAGCGCGCAGTCGGCCAAGCAGCTGCAGACGGCCTATGACAACCTGCTGCAGTCCATCGCGGAAAAGACGGCAGAGCAGCGACAGGAATTGTCCAGCGGCGAAGCCCTGGCCGAGTCCGACAAGATCCGCATCAAGTTCAATGAGGATCTGAAAGACAGCCTCAAGGGCCTGACAGCCGCTCAGCGCGCCAACGTGCTGGCCAAGATCGACACGCTGGCGGCGCTGGAGAAGGAAAACGAGGCCGCGAAGAAGGCAAAGAAGGCCGCCGAGGAAGAGCGCAAGTACCGCCAGGAATGGCTTGGCGTACAGGCCAAGACCGTCGAAGAGCTGGAGGCCGGCAACAAGTCCCTGCGCGAAGAGATTGAGCTGATCGGCCTGAGCGCTGACCAGCAGCGGGCGGTCCTTGAGCTGCGGCAACTGGCTGTGATCCTGTCCAAGGAACAGCAGCTGGCTGAGATGGAGCGTGCTGCTGCCTTGACCGGCACCATGACGGCCGAGCATGCGTTGCTGCAGCAGGAAATCGCCCTGCTGCGCGAGCGCCTGGCCCTGAGCTCCCAGAAGGAGGGGAAAGAGGCCGCTGCCAAGGCTTCGGCCGCCAGCGTGACCGAATGGCAAAAGGGCGTTGACCAGATCGGCCAAAGCCTCACGGACCAGCTGATGGCCGGAGGCCGCTCGTTCGGCGACTACCTCAAGAACCTGGCGCGGACGTTGATCCTGCGGCCGCTCATCATGCCGATGGTGCAGCCCGTGGCAGCCTATGCGGCCAACATGCTGGGCCTGTCCGATGGCGGTGGTACGCAGGGCAATGCCCTGGCTGGCGTCAAAAGCGTGACGGATATCTGGTCTTCTTTCTCGGGCGGCAGCTCGGGAGTGGTCGCATCGGGCGTGATCGGTTTGGGCAAGCTCATGGGCAGCAGCTTCCTGGGTGAGCTGGGCGCGGGCATCGCTGCAGGCGGGCAGCTGGGAATCGGTGGCGTGGCTTCCCTGTGGGGGTCTGCCAGCGGCACCACTGCGGCCGGCATGGGATTGGGCGCTGCCATTCCCTACATCGGTGTTGCGATTGCGATTTTCTCGCTGCTCAAAAGCGGCTTGTTTGGTTCCCGTGGCCCCAACCACTCGGGCGGTGTTTACTCGACCAGGACGGACGACTGGGACGACGCCGCCAAGCAGGCGCTGGGCAAGGATGCGTGGGGCAATGCGCTGGGCGACTTCACCAAGCGCGGCAACAAGGAACTTGGCGAGCAGCTGGGCACTACCGTGAAAGCCTTGGCCGAGGTCTACAAGTCCCTGTCCAAGTACGCGAGCGGCAACGTGCGCGAGGTGGACATTGCCGCAGGCTTTGCGACCAACCCGAAGTATGGCGATGAGGACGCCCACGGCTATTTCCAGATCATCGACAAGGTGACGGGCGAAGTGCTCAAGTCGTACAAAAACCGCGACTTGGGCAACGACCCGGAAAAGGCTTTCACGCAGTTCGTCGCCGACATGGGCGGCGCCCTGGTGGGTGAGCTGAAAAAGGCTGACCTGCCGGCATGGATGCGCGATGTCTTTGATGAGCTGGGCGACGACATCACGCTGGACAGCTTCAACGCGATGCTGCAAAAGGTCCAGCTCACGGCCACGGCGGTGGAGGGCTGGACAAACAACATCGTCAACTTCGGCGAGATGGGCGACAAGGCGATTGCCAAGCTCATCAAGGACATGGGGGGCATCGAGAACGCGATAGCGGGCATCGATGCCTTCTATGCCGGCTTCTACACCGAAAGCGAACGGGTCGAGAACGCCGCGAAGGTGCTGGACAAGTCGCTGAAGGATCTGAAGCTGGAGATTGACCCGCGCCAGGGCCAGGCCGCGAAAGAGCAGTTCCGCAAGCTGATCGAAGCGGCGATGGCCGCCGGCGATGTCGAGCTGCTCGCCAAGCTGCTGCCCATGGCCCAGATGTTCGGCGAGGTGGCCGATGCTGCTGGCCGCGTGCTGGATGGTTTGAAGGAGGACCGCTCCAAGCTGGAAGCCGAATACCTGCGCGCCACGGGCCAAACGGACAAGTACCGGGAGTCCCTGCGCAAGCTGGCGACCGAAGGCATGACCGAGGCCGAGCGCGCCGCGTGGGATTACAACGAGGCGCTGCGTGCCGAGATTGCGGCCCGCGACAAGCAGACGGATCTGGAGCGGCAGTTGCTGGAGCTTTCCGGCGACACGGCCGAGCTGCGCCGGCGCGAGCTGGCGGCAATGGACCCGAGCAACCGCGCGCTGCAAGAGCGGATATGGGCGATTGAGGACGAGCGCGCGGCTGTGGAATCGGCCTACGAGCTGTTCCGCAGGGCCTATCAGCGCGACCGCGACGGGCTGCAGGCTCAGGCATCCACGCTGCAAACCTCGATGGGCGAGATCCGCAGTGCGATGGACATGCTCGGTAGCGCTGCCGAGGACCTATGGGGCTCGCTGGACTCTACGCGCCAGATGTCCGCTGTGCGAGGCATGTTGTACGTGGAGCAGGCCCTGGCCGGAATGCGCTCGGGCGCATCGGTGAGGGACTATGCAGACCTGCAAAGTGCGATCAGTGCGGCGCGCAGTGGCATCAACAGCGGAACCTACGCGTCGGACTTCGAGCGGCGCCGTGATGCCCTGGTGCTGGCGGGTCAACTGGCCGACATGGAGGAGTTGGCCGAGGTCGAGTTGTCGTTTGAAGAGCGGCAACTGAAGGCGCTGCAGACTCAGATTGACGCACTCGACAAGCTGGCAAGCACGGCCGATGAGCTGCTCAAGGGCACTGAAAGCCTCAATTCCAGTGTGCAAACGTATTTCGAGCGCCTGCTGGAACAAATCGCCAAGAGGGATGAAGTCGAAGCCGGAGCCAATCCCGGCACTGGCGGCGGCAGCAATGGGCGGCCTGGTTGGGGGCAGGGTGGTGTTTCGGGCGCTGATTCCAAATACAGCAGCGTGAAGAACGTTGGAGGTATTACCTGGCGCGAGTCGATCACCGACCCTGACCGGGTTTCGCATCTCGATGACATCAACGCGATCAAGCAGCGCTATGACGGCACTGGTGATGTCGCTGGGCTTTGGGCTGAGGCTTCCGCAGCGGGAGCTACGGCCAAGGATCTGGCGGATATATATGGGTTCTATGAGCGCGATGTTATTGCAGCTCTCCAAAATGCTGGGGTTCCGGGTTTTGACAAGGGTACGAATTTCATACCTTTTGATATGCCGGCCATCGTGCATCAGGGTGAGCGGATTGTTCCTGCTGCCGACAACCGCCAAATTATTGATGCGCTCAATGGCGGAAAAAACAAGGCGGACGATGCGTCCGAGGTTGCGGCGGAATTGCGCACAGTTGGCGAGCGCTTGGCGCAAATGTGGGGTGCCCTTGAATGGATTGCTTCATACACATCGGTACTCCCCGGATATGTTGCCCAGCGCGATGACATTGGCGGAAGCGGTGCCGACATGGTGCAGATTGTCAATACCGATGAACTGGGTGCAGCCATTGCCAAAGAGTTGAAGGAGGCTGAGGCATGAATATTCTGCTGCCCATTGAGATTGTTGAAGCCATGATCATGGAGGGGACCAATATCCCTGCTGTCGATACGGAGGCAGGCGAGGTCGCTTGGATCAGCGGCCAAGCCTATGCCGTCAAGGATCGGCGCGTCTGGAGGGGCGGAACCTATGAATGCATGCGCGCTATCACTGGTGCTCCCCAGAACACATGGGAGCCCAGTGATGGCAAGTCTGCCGGATATTGGGAGCGCGACGAAAACGCGCCGACAAACCGCATGGCCCCGTTTGATGAATATCTTTTTACCAAGGCGAAAAAAGCAGGAGAAATTAAATATATTTTGAATGTTCCATTTTTCAATGGCTTGGCAATGTATGAAGCTGAGGCGGATCAGGTGGATGTCAATATGTACGACCTCCCTCGCCAGTCTGGAGACATTCCATTGGTGACGCACGATGCGCAATTGTGGGAGCAGGCGCCTGGTTTGTGGGAATACCTTTTTGGAAATATCAATAGGACCAATAAATTTACGGTTGGATCGTTCCCCATGCGCCCAGCTTCTGAATTGATTATTTCCCTGAAAAGGAGCGATCCTTCAAATATTGCGGAGCTAGGCTATCTGAGTATCGGGCAATGGTATTCACTGTTCGCGCCGCAGATGGATAAGGGAGGGGCAGAGTACGGGGCCGAAGTAACACCGAAAAGCTATGGCGTTTGGCGCACTAATAGTGATGGCACTTATGTTCGTAGAAAAGGCCGCATTGCAAAGATCATTACCGCCTCGGTCTTGATCGATGCGCGTGATGCTCCTGGCGTGACGCGGCTTTTTGAACGGATCATTGATATTCCGGTGGCTGTGGAAATCAGTGATTTGCCAAAGTATGGACACCTATCAACCGTGGGGCGCGTCACGGGCTCAGTGCGTTCTGAGAATTCGCAAACTGCAAGGGTCAATGTCAAAGTTGAGGGGAATATATGAGCATTGTTGAGATACAGCCCAAGCCGTCGCTTTCGGTTTTCCCGGCGATGGGGTCGCCCAGGTACAACTATGAAGCCTTTGACTGGGGAACTCAGTTTCCCCTCACAGCCACATGGATCGCTGCGACGGCTGAGGCCACCAAACAAAACGCCCTGGATGCGCTTGGTTCGGCCCAGGCAGCGGGGCAGGCAGCTGCACATGCTGCAGAGGTTCAGCAGATCCTGATGGGAGCAACCAATTTCAAAGGGCTCTGGCAGGACCTGATTGGAGCGCTGCAGAAGCCCGCGACAGTCAAACATGAGGGGCGGTTCTGGCTGTTGCTCACCAACCTGACCAACGTCACTGCAGCTGAGCCCGGGGTATCGCCCGCATGGACGAGTCTGGATGCTGGTGTGCGGCCCCAGCAGAACGTTTCCTCAGGCGTTGTTGACGCCATCGTGGGCGTGCTCTATGTCCTCGACGGGCCGACAGTGCGTCTCAACGCCCCGGCGACCGGCATACAGCAAGGTGACCATTTCGGGTTCCGGTTGGCGGCACCCGTCAGCCGGAACCAGGTAGTCAACTTCGCGGGCGTCCCTGTGTGTGATCGAACCCTTGGCGAGGTCTACATTGATAGACCCGCCTTCGCGTTGGATCTTGAATTCAACATATCAAAAGGAATGTGGGTATGAGCGCAGCTCCCATAAGTCAAGCGCTTTACGGCGGCAGTGGTGCTGCTGGGAAGCTGTTGCAAGCCATTTACTTTGCCGACACGCGCAGCGTGACAGTCCAGTTCGACGGCCTAGCTGATGTTCTTGTCATCGGGGGCCATGGGTCGGGTGGGGCGGTGTCCATCGCTGCGGCCGGCTATGTCACGGGCGCCTCGACAGGGGAAGTTGCTGTTGCCATGCGCGTGGCGGTGAAGCGCGGTGATGTCCTTGCGGGGACCATCGGAGCAGGCGGCACAGCCGTGACAGTCGTTGGAGGCCGCACTCCAGGTGTCAACGGTGGGGACTCTTCGCTGGTGATCGGCTCTCGGACGATTGTTGCCAAGGGCGGGCGTGGCGCGCTGGTGGGATCGGCGCTGCCCCTTAACGGACCGCGTGGTGGTTATGGAGGTTCCGGCGGTGATTTGCACATTGAGGGGGGGCCGGGCGGCTCCGTGCTTGCCACGACGAGCCCCATTGCTGCTGCGGGATCCGGCGCGGTGGGGTTGTTGCTCAGCGATCCCTCGGAGCGAGCGGGCGGCAACGTGAACTCGACAGCCGCTGCGCCCAGCTCAGCCGGCGCTGGCGTGGGAGGTCGCGGGGGGCATGGCATGGGTAATGGCTCAAACTGGGCGGCGACAGGGGGCGGCTATGGCGGCCCTGGCTTGGACGCCACGCTTACAGCATCTCCGTCTTTGGGGGGGGCCAATGCACTGGGGCAACAGCAGTCTGCTTCTCCGACTGCGCTTGTACAGGCGCTAGCGTCGATCTGGGGATTGGATTACTTTGGCGGGGGAGCGGTACGCACAGGCGGCTTTGCCCGCGGAGCTGGCCCAGGTGGAGGAGGTAGTGCAGATGCCATTAGTGGCAGCGGCTACAGCGGAGCTGGCGCATTCGGTGGACCCGGAGGAGTTGCGGCTTCGAACAACGTGGTGGCGGGCAGCGGCAGCTACGGGGCAGGTGGATCGTGTGTTACGTCCACTGCGTCAGCCAATGCGACAAGCTCGGCCGGTTCCCCTGGGCTGATCGTTGTCATGGTGCGGGAGGGCTGAGCGATGCGAATTGAAATACTCGATGAGACGGGCGCAGTGATTAACACGATCAACGCAGGCACGGACGCTGCGCAGCAGCTCTATCCCGGTGCCTGGCGCATCGCCGCTGAGCAGCCTGTGCCGATCGAGGGCGCCGCTGCACCTCGGCACATCACTGTCGGAGCGTTCTTTGATCGCTTCGGTCCGCTGAAGCTTGCGATTCTTCGGGACCCGGCTGATGACTGCAGGGCTGTCGTTTTGGATGCGAGCGTGCGCAAGTACATCGACCTCGACAACCCCGAGCTTCCTGCTGGCCTGGCGATCCTGCAGGCAGCAGGGCACCCGGTTGATACGGCCGCGATTCTCGATGCGCCCATACAGCCGCATGAGCTGCCCTGACAGATGACACCCCACAACAAACCGCCTTCGGGCGGTTTTTTCTTGCCCGAAGGATCTTGATGCCCGAACCCACAACCACCGCCGCCGGCGTGGCCACGTTCGCCGGCGCCGCAGTCTCGACGTCTGCACTCACCGCTTTCGGTGTGCCTTTGGGGCTGCAGGCGGATGTGTTGCTTGCAGGCTTCCTCGGCTCCCTCGTCAGCATCATTTTGCTGAACAGCGTGCCCGGCACGACAGACACCTGGCCCGAGGCACTGCGCACGTCGCTGCGCCGCCTGGCAGTTGCGTGGGCCAGCTCTATCACGGCTGGCTATCTCACGCCCCTGACGCTCCTGATTGCCAACGTGCCGCACATGCTGGTGCTTTCTATGGCCTTCCTTGTGGGCGCCGGGGCACAGCGCGTGCTGCTCGCGCTGATGCGCAAGTATTGGCCGAACGCTGCGGAGGGCTGAAATGCAATACCAAGCCTTTTTCGCACTGTGGATCTTGGGCCTTGTTGTCCTTGCAGAAGCACTCAACAAGCTTGAGCGTACACGGCCATGCCTGGCTGGCCTCACTCCGCGTCAGCGGTTGCTGGCCTGGCTCAAGGCCATCGCCTGGGGCCTCCTTGCTCTCGCCAGCGCCGGCGCGCTTGTGGCGCCCATCTTCGATACCCAACCACCGACAGCGCGCGAACTGTGCATGTTCGCGGGCTTTGTCGTGCTCATCGTTCGTACCCGATTCAAAGAGGGATAGACATGCAATTGACCCCCCATTTCAGCCTGGCGGAAATGACCGCCAGCAGCACGGCCCAGCGCCAGGGCCTGGACAACACCCCAACGCCCGAGGCCCTGCAGCGCCTGACGCTCACGGCCGCGATGCTGGAGCGCGTGCGTGCGCACCTGGGCGTGCCCATCGTCGTGACCAGCGGCTACCGCTCGCGCGCTGTCAATGCCGCCGTGGGTGGTGTCACCAGCAGCGACCACGCTATTGGAGCGGCCGCCGACATCGTGGCGCCCAAGTTCGGCGCACCCCATGCCGTGGCCAAGGCCCTGGCCCCCCACGTCAACGCGCTGGGCATCGGGCAGATCATCTATGAAAGCGTGGGCGGCAAGCACTGGGTGCACCTGTCCACACGCACGCCGGACAAGCCCGTCAACCGCGTGATCACCGTCAGCGGCAAGTCCACGCTGGTGGGCATTCAGGAGGTGTAGATGCTTGCCCTCCTCAAATCCCGCGCTTGGCAACTCCTGGCCCTGGTGCTGGCCGCGTTGCTGCTGTGGCAGAGCATTGGCCATCTGCTCGCGTTGCGCGCGGCCGACAAGGCCCGTGCTGACTTGGCAACCGAGCGCGCGGCCGCAGCAGCAGCGGCCGCCAAAACATCCGAGCGATATCGAAAACTGGAAGGTACCTACCGTGAAAACCTCGACACCATCGCCCGTGATGCGGGCCAAGCGCAAGCCCGTGCTGCTGCTGATGCTGATGCTGCCCGCGCTGCTGCTGGCCGGCTGCGCGGCGACCTCGCCGACTACATCACCGCCCACCGTGCCGCCGCCCAGGCTCGCGCCGCTGCCGGACAGTGCACGCCAGACACCGCAGCCCTCGATCTGCTCGCCGAGCTGCAGCGCCGCGCTGACGAGCGAGCGGGAGCGCTGGCGCGCATTGCTGACGACGCCCGACACCGAGGCAGCGCCTGCGAGCGAGCGTATGACGCCGGTAGCGCGATGATCGAGTCAGTTCATTAGAACTGGCTGCCGGCCCACCTAGTGGCGTGTACATGGCAGAGCAATACGCAGGAGCGCTCTCAGGACCGCTTGTTTGTTTATTGAACAAACCATTGCATCGGATGGTAAACGAGGGTTTTGCTAGCCAAAACACCATCACTAATCCGCACAAGAGCCTGGGAATACTGCCCCTGGGTATTGAGCATGATATGCACAATCTGCGGAGGGCTGTAGACATTAGAGAACTGTGCTCCCATCGAGTTGTCAGAGGCTAGTGGGCTTCCTCCAAAGCAGACGACACCTTGAGCATCGTATTTCACGGCCATCTGGAAGCATGGAACAGACCAAGCATGTTTGCCTGGTACATCTGAAACAACCCTCACGGATGAACCATTGAGGACGGCTGTTCTAAGAGACTGCAAAGATCCAGCAGTGACGTTGCCGGCCGCATCATTCGCGTAGACAAGTGTCCAGGCGTTTGCTCCACCAGTTGCAAGAGCGAGGGCGGCAATAGCAATTGCGTGCTTGATGATCATGGTTGTTTCAATATGTAAAGTGAAGTTGCATTGTACGCAGATTTCGCATGTCAATCTGTCTTCAGGGCAGTTATCAATAACATATTCAAAAGACTCGGCGGCATTGCAGTGAGGTCCGTGCATTACTGTGGCCCTATGCGCGTTGTGCCAAACGCGCCTAGGAATGGCTGCAGAGCGCGATGCATGCGTCGCTCTGGCCGACGTTGCTGATCTGTTCACGCGGCTGCGGGCGGCGCTGGTGGCGTGCGCGCAGCGGATCAGGCTGTAGGCGCTGGATCAGTCGGCGACGACGCGCCGGTGGACTGTGTGTTTTGTGTTTGTGGGATCGATTGCCATGGGCGGCATTGTGCCGCGCACCTGCCGTTACTCGGCTTGCCGCATCGCCGCTGCCCGCGCGGCGTCCGCCGCCTCTCGGGCCTCTTTCTCGGCCTGGATGACGCGTTGCTGCGGCGTCATTGATGCGCCGTCGTAGCCGCCTGTAGCGCGCTCACCGATCTGTATGTGGGAAATCCGAGACGCTCCGTAGAACAGGGCTGCAACGATGATCAGTAGCGCGATGAATCTCATGCAGGCATTGTGCCGTCCGCCCGTCATTATTTGACGGTCTTGGACGTACACGTAACTTTCGAGAAGCACTACATACCCTTCAGTTGCTGCTTACGCGCAAAGTGCCAAGGTTGGCCGACCATCGCCGGACCGCAACTGAAAACCGGAGTAGGCAAATGGCTAAACCACGATATGACGAGTCTCAACTCAAAGATCTGTTGCTGCAGATGATGGAAACGGAACTCGGAGGTGAGCAGGTGTATAGAACTGCTCTGACCTGCGCCCTTAACGATGACCTAAAAAAGGAATGGGAAGAGTATCTCGAAGAGACGCTCAGCCACCAGAACGTGGTGCGCACTACATGTGAACTGTTGGGGGTCAATCCGGACGAAGCTTCGCCTTCCCGTGATGTCGTGAAGCACATAGGATCATCGCTGGTGAAGGCGATGGAGTTGGCTCTCAGAGGTGGTAGTGCAGCCGCTGCGCAACTCGTGGCGTGCGAGTGCGTGGTCCACGCTGAGACCAAGGACCACGCCAACTGGGAGCTCCTGGGCAAGGTCGCGGAGGTGGCTACAGGCGAAACGGGCAAGGCCCTCAAGGAGGCTCACGCTCGAGTGGAAAAGGATGAAGATCATCACCTGTATCACACCAAGGGTTGGTGCCGCGAGTTGTGGATCCAGAGCTTGGGTATGCCAGCAGTCCTGCCTCCCCCTGAAGAGGTCAAGCAGGTTGAAACTGCCATCGGCGCATCTCGAGCGGAGCAGCAACGCGAATCCATGCTGTGATGCCCAGGACGAGGTGGTTAGAACCCACGCAAGTGCCTCACAGCGCGGAGGTGCTGTTGCTGGTGGATGTCATCAACCCGCTTCAATTTCCCAATGCCGGACCTTTGCTGCAGGAAGCGGTACGGGCTGCCCGGCGCATTGTCCGGCTCAAGGCCAGGCTTCGTGAAAAGGGCGTGGCTACGATCTACGCCAACGACAACTACGGCACTTGGCACAGCGAGTTCAGCGACATTCTTGCCGCCTGCCAGGGTTTGGCTGGTGAGCGTGGCGAGATCGCTCGGCTGCTTGCGCCAGATGCGGAGGATCTGGTGATTCTCAAGCCCCAGCATTCGGCATTTCATTCCACGCCGCTGCTGCATCTGCTGGGCAGAATGCATGCGCGCAGGCTGGTCATCGTGGGGTTTGCTGCGGACATGTGCGTCATGCTCACGGCTACGGATGCACGCATGTCGGGCTACGAGGTCTGGGTGCCCAGCGATTGCACGGCGGCCGAGACGCCTGCGCGGCGGCAGCAGGCATTGCGGCAGTTGAGGCAGGCCTTCAAGTGTTCAGTGCGCGCTTCTGCGCGTAGCCCCTGGGCGGGGCGGAATTGAATGGGCGTGGTATGTGGAACCTGGACATCCATCCGTTTGAGTTGTCCGTACGCGCGCTGGCGGTCTATGCCCTGCTGCTGTTGATGATGCGTATAACGGGGCGGCGTACCGTGGGCCAGTTCACGCCTTTCGATCTGCTGGTGGTGATGTTGGTGAGCGAGGCGGCGGGGCCCTCAATGACAGGGTCCGATCAGTCCCTGCCTGGGGGGCTGCTGGTGTGCGTGATCCTCATTGCGTTGAATACGGCCGTGGGTTTCGTGACGGCACGCTGGCGCGGTGCGGAAAAGCTGCTGGAGGGCGAGGCGGTGCTGCTGGGGCGGGATGGAAAGATCTTCGAGGGTGCGCGCAAAAGCCACCGGGTATCGCGCAACGATATCGAGAAGGCGCTGCGCGAGGCAGACTGCGAGGAATCAGAAATCCGCTGCATGTTCCTGGAGGCCGACGGATCCATTAGCGTGCAGAAAAAGCAGTAGTCGAACCTGTCAATCCTCTGGGCAGCGCTCCATGGCCCAGTCCAATGCCACCTCGGCATCGGCGTGCGGCCCGTCGAAGGCAAGAATGCCGCGCTCATCGTCCCAGAACGACCCAGACCAGCGTCGCGCCGCTGGGAAGGGGCGCCGGCCGTAGTCCACCACGACCGCATACCAGCCCGGCGCCGTGGGCGCGCCGCCCCAGATGAGCGAGTCCATTTGGCTCAGCCAGCGGGCTGCTCCAGTTGCACCGCTCCCTTGCCGACCCAATGCCAGAAGCGGTGGCGCCCGTGGCCATACATCTGCAGCTCGAATGTGATGCGCACGCGCCCGGCAAGCAGGGTGTTGATCTCGCAGGTGATCTGCTGGGGTTGCTCCCGTCCAGCGACAGGCAGCAGGCGCTGAGCTGTCGACATCTCTTCGCCGCGCACTTTTGCGATTACGCCGCGCTCAATTGGGTTTTGCATGATGGGCTTTCAAAACGGAGCGTTGGACTGGCGCACGGACACAGGGCCTATGCCGCTGTAGACAACATCGCCGTCGCTATCGATCACTTGGAACCAGTCGGGATGCAGCTGCTCGATGAAATAGTCCTCCGGCTTACCCGGCATGACTTTGACTTCGGGCGTGCCGAACCAGCGCGGCAGCGTGAGTAATGTGGGGAATTCCTCGTATGTGAGCAGCATGCGGCCTCCTGGGTGGTCAGTAGTCGAACTCGCAGGACCATTCCTGCGCGTGCCATGCTCTGTCGCAGCGTTCCAGTCCGCTGAACTTCATCTTTCCCGCACATGCATAGGTCAGCTTGGGCTCGAACAGCTGGTTGTTGGCGCTGTCTCCAAGGATGCGCAGCACAGGGATCGTCCGGCGCTGATCAGGCACTGCGTAGTGCTTCAGGTCCAGCTCACCCTTGATGTACTGCAACGGGCCACGGTGATAGCTGCGTGCGCCCACCTCGCGGAGGATGGTTACTTTGACTTTCATGACTGTATAAATATACAGTTATCTGGCAGAGCGAGAAAAGTTAGCATCCACTTATGTGCAATCGATATAACACCCCGCGTGAGATCGAAGTTGAGCGCATGTGGCGGGTCGGCCGGCAGGCGCCACTGCCATGGTGGAAGCCGCACGTCACGCCACTGGCCCTGGGGCCGTACATCAAGCCCGGTGGCGAGATTGAGGTCGGGCAGTGGGGCATGATCCCTCGCAGCTCACCGACGCGCCGGCCGACTACCCGCGACGGGACTCCCATGTCAACGAACAATGCCCGGCGCGAGACCGTAGCAAAGTCATGGACCTATGCCCCTGCCTGGCGCGCCGGACAGCGCTGCTTGATTCCAGTGGAGAGCTGGGTGGAACCGTACTGGGGCCTGGGCAGCCGCAATGTGTGGTGGTCGTTCAGGCGCGCGGACGGTCAGCCGGCGGCTCTGGCCGGGCTCTACAGCGAGTGGACGGACCCTGAAACCGGCGAGCTGGTGCCGAACTACACGATGATCACGCAGCCTGCTGACGGGCACCCAGTGCTCTCGCTGATGCACCGGCCGGGAAAAGAAAAGCGCGGGGTCGTGATGCTGGAGCCCGGCGACTGGGATGCATGGCTGCATGGCGCGGCTGCCCAGGCAGATGCGCTGATCAAGCTGCCGCCGCTGGGAGCTTTGCGGAGCGGGGCAGAGAAGCCTGAGGAAGAGGGCCTCCTTCCCGCCGAGCAACTGCTCGCTTTAAAAGCTGAGGAATAGCGCGTACCAGAACCTGATCCCTGCCGCATGCGGTGTAGGTTCTGGTGTAGCTTTTGGAGATTATTCTGATAATCAGAGGGGGAAGGCTTCTTCAAGAATGATGATGTTCATTGCCTGTGAATCCGTCATAAGCCTTTGATTTATCTCTGGTTTGCCGCGTAAGATGTTGTCGGCAAACACTTTAATCTGTTGTTGCGCTCTGTCTTCGGCATCGTCGGCACTTGCCTGAGCTGGGCTGCTTGAAGGTTCTATGAGACTCGCGCAGCCAAGGCCCTGAAGCCCGGCGAACACATTGTCGTTCAAGCTTGTGCCTACCTGAGGCTGGATGCTTCGGTCAGTACCAAATCTTGGACCTGTCGTTACAGAAGCCTCGCAGATGTCAAGGCTCAAACCGGCGACGTGCGGCCGTTGGCCCACCATGCCAGCCGCACAGGCTGCTTCCGAATGGCAAGCTGCATCCTGCTCCGCTCGCCCCGTGGCTTATCCAACGAACGCAGGCAGGCAGGCCAAGGTCGGCTCCGCGCAACCGTATCAGTGGCTTACACACTGGAACGTCTTGGCGACGACGATGTCGAGAAGGCTTGGTGGATGGTCGCCTGTTGGCGAAGTCGGTGAAGACCGGGTTGGCGGCGGTCTGAAGAGGCTGTGTGGCATTGGGAGAATGCCTGAACATGTTCCCCCGCTGGTGAGTGGCGCGAGAGGAGTCGTAATTGCGCTCGATATCTGGCAGTTCCGTGCCTGGTTCTCATTGAGAAACTGGTTGCTGAATGGAGTGAGGTACTCGCGGTGTCCCAATCACCTTCGGCGGCTCCTGCATCAGGGGCGTATTTGAGCCGCATGCAGCATTGACACCCGTGATCGCGGCATTGGTCCGCATCCGTTTTTCGTCTTGGGAAATGGTGCGAATGCTGGAGACGAATTCCAGCTCCTTGCGCGCCTGCTTGCACTGAAGGGACGCGCCGAGCTGCTCCGGCGCAGGAGCAGCAGTCTGGCGGGCTTGCTGCTCGATGACACGCTGCTGGCTCTCGAACTGGCGCTGCTGCATTTCGTTCATCTGGCGCTGATACTTTTGTTCATTCGCCTGTGCTGCATCATCCCGTTCACGGGAGATCTCATCGCCCGATTTTTTTCGCTGAATCAGAGCTCCAGTGTCATTGCTGCTGCAAGGACTGTCTGAGAAAGTCGACTTTCCAGAGGCATCCTTGCATTGAAAGACCTGGGCTGCGGCAGGCAATGCGAAAAGTGCTGTAAAGATTGCTGTGGTCAAGAGTCGCATATGCATATCGATGAATTGATGGGCCTGATCGGATCCGAATTACAGACGAAGAATAGTCCTTTGACCCGCATGCCTGGCAACTTTCGTCTTGGTTCGAATGGCCCGCTTCACTCGGCGTCCCGCAGGGCAGCGCGGCGGGCTGCTTCAGCGGTCTCCTGGGCCTCCTTCTCGGCTTGCCTGAAACGTTCTTGTACCGGAGTCGATGTGCCGTCATGGCCGCCCGCGGCGCGCTCACCGATGTGAATGTTGGAAAGCCTTGCTGTGCCGTACAGCAAGGCCGCTGCAATGATCAGGAGCACGATGAATTTCATTGTTGCATTGTGCCGCTGGTCATTTGGAGGGTATGGCCAGCGTCTGCAACGCAATCTCACACCTCTGCCGCTTGTCAGGTCCAGAGTAAACTCGCCCCCGCAGCCAGCACTCGCTGCACGATGGGAATGGAGCTTCCCGAAACCGCCCTGCGAAGGGCTGATGGCTCCTGCCTTGGTGGGATGGGTCCTGCCGGTGGCGGGACCATGTCTTGATCCTGCCCGGCACGCCCGTCCGGTTATTCGATGAAAGGACGGTCATGGGGTTCTACGGTTTCATTCTGGTGTTCGTTGGAGGCGGCCTGGGGTCTGCGCTCCGGCATGGCACGAACTTGCTCGCGCTGCGGCTGGTGGGCAGTACGTATCCACTGGGTACGTTGGCGATCAATGTGCTGGGTGCCTTCGTGATGGGAGTGGTGGTGGAGTGGTTTGCGCTCAAGACATCGCTGCCGCAGAGTGCGCGGCTGTTCATCACCACGGGCATTCTGGGTGGCTTCACCACGTTTTCGACGTACGCGCTGGAGGTCGGCATGCTGTATGAGCGTGGCGACTGGCTGGCCTCCGTGCTGTATGCGCTGGGCTCGCTGGTGCTTGGCGTGGCTGCGCTGTTTGCGGGGTTGGGGCTGGTGCGCATGGTGGCCCATTGAGACGCCTTGATTGCGCTATGCTGTGTGCCATGGCCCGCCTGAACGCAACGCAGATTATTCGCACCATCCATTGGATGGTGGGTTAGCCAGCGGCCTTCAGCGCCATGCAACCCGCCCAGAGGAGGCGGGTTTTTCATTCCGTCTCCAGGGTTTTCTCAAGCCTTTCAGGAGATGGATATGCAGGTTTCCGAACAGTCCCGGCCCCGTTGCGCAGAATATGCCGATGCCCCTGCCGCCAACGCGCGGCTTGCCACGCTGCACATGGTCTGCGGCAAGATCGGCTCGGGCAAGTCAACGCTGGCGCGGCAATTGGCGGCCGGGCCTGGAACGGTGTTGGTCAGCGAGGATTCCTGGCTGGCCGGCCTGTACCCCGGGGAGATGCAGTCGGTGGCCGATTACGTGCGTTGCAGCACGCGGCTCAAGGGGTTGATGGGGGCGCATGTACAGGCGCTGCTGGACGCTGGCGTGTCGGTGGTGCTGGATTTTCCGGCCAATACCCTGGAGGGGAGGGGCTGGGCGCGCAGCGTGTTCGAGAAAGTGGGCGCCTCGCACCGCCTGCATTTTCTGGATGTGCCTGACGAGGTCTGCAAGCGGCGCTTGCGTGTGCGCAATGCGGCGGGCGAGCATCCGTTTCAGGCCAGCGATGAGCAATTCGACCTGATCACGAGCTACTTTGTCGCACCCTCCGACGAGGAGGGCTTCGACTTGGTGCATCACCCGTATGCGCCGGTCTGAAGTGCCGGCCTGGACGAGAGACTTCGCCACGGCCTCATCCCATCATCTCAGCTTGATCGCGCTTGCACCTCCACCCAATAGCGGGTGCGGGTTCGCAGTTGCAGAGGAAAGCGGCTGACGAGCGCGGCCAGGGCGCGATCCGTGTCATCCACGGGAAAGGCGCCCGAGACAAGCATCCCGGCGACCTCGGCCGAGCAGCCCAGGTAGCCGGGCCGGTAGCGGGCAAGGGCGTCAATCAGCTGGCCCAACGGCATGTCCAGCGCGACCAGTCCGCCTTCATGCCAGCTGGCTGCAAAGGGGTCTGCGGACGTGGGCGGCTGGGTGGCGCTGGACGAGAAGGCGGCCTGCTGTCCGGCCTGCAATTGCGCGGAGGGCGCATCGCTGTCCAGAGGCTGCAGGCGCACGGCCTTTTCCTGCACGGTGACGTGGCACAGGCCATCGTCCGCGAGATGGACCGTGAAGCGCGTGCCCAGGGCCAGTACGTGGCCTTGCGGGGTCTGCACGCTGAAGGGGCGGCCCAGCGCGTCGGGCTCCGTGGCGACGAGGATGCGGCCACGGTGCAGGCGCAGCAGGCGCTGCCGGTCGTCGAAAACGGTGTCCAAGGCGGTTGCCGTATCCAGGGCCACCAGGGAGCCGTCGGGCAGCTTTAGATCCCGGCGCTCGCCC